ATTCTCAACTCCAGCGAAGTCTAAACCAAAACTCGCGAGTAGTTTCTTCGGAAGAGCTCAACAAATCTTGGATTCAGAGAATATTGACTATGATCCGAAAGTCCTTGCAGAGTTGATCAACAAACACTTTCCTGACTGGAGACGTGTCTTGAATGAATTGCAAAGATATGCTGTCAGTGGTAAAATTGACTCTGGTATCCTTGCAACCTTCTCTGATGTCAACATTGAAGGTCTGATGAGGTCTCTTCAGTCGAAGAACTTCAAAGAGGTCCGTAAATGGGTCGTAAACAACTTGGACAACGATCCTGGGGTAATCCTCCGAAACGTCTATGACGCCCTCTACGAACGCTTAGAGGGTCCTTCTGTGGCGGCTGCAGTCCTGATCATCGCCAAGTATCAGTATCAGATTGCCTTCGTTGCCGACCAGGAGATTAACTTATTAGCAGCACTAACAGAAGTTATGGTGGAGTGTGAATTCAAATGAATGTAAAATTGATCCGTATGTGGTCTGGCGAAGATGTTGTCGCAGACTTACTTGATGAAAACGATGACAACATCAGCATCACCAATCCTATTGTTGCTATTCCTGCAGGGAATGGTCAGATGGGATTTGCCCCTTGGTCTCCCATTCTCAAGGGCAAAGGTGAAGAAATCAGTGTTACCAAAAAATACGTGGTATACATTGCAGAAGCTCAAGAACAAATAGTTGAGCAATATGAGGAAATGTTTTCTGTCTTGAAAACACCTAGTAAAAAATTGATTGTTTGAGCACATGATTAAGACGGTATCCAATGATGATGCAGTTTGGGCTGCAGATGAATTCATCTCTTACTTTGAAAACCTCAATGGTATTGAGGACTATCTTCGCTATGTGAAGAAAGAAGTGCTTGATGGTATGTCTTCCGTGTCATCATTCTCTGAGGATATCTTCAACTTTGATATTCATCCAGAAGACATGGAATTCTCTATGATTCCTGTTGGTAAGGGTGGTCTCGATCAAAAATACTACAAAAATTTACTTGCATCCGTCTCTTCTCACAACAATGAATCAAACATTCCTGGAAGAGAACACAAGTGGATTGTAAAAGAGACCACGACTAATACTGTTGTTGGATTTATTCGTCTAGGATCTCCAACAATCAACTCCAAACCTAGGAATCTATGGCTTGGAAAGGCACCAAATCTTAGTTTGTTTAATCGCCATGCCTGTATGGGTTTTGTGATTGTTCCGACTCAACCCTTTGGATATAACTTTTTGGGTGGTAAGTTGCTTGCACTTATGTGTTGCTCTCACTTTGCCAGGGAGTTTATCAGTGAAAAATTTGAGAAAGATATTGCTCTATTTGAAACTACATCTCTATATGGTTCTACCACATCAGCATCACAATACGATGGTCTGAAACCTTTTATCAGGTATCGTGGTCTAACTGAAAGCAAATTTACACCATTGCTTCATGACGCTCAATTCCACAGATTGCACGATCGCTTCACTTATCTCAACGGGGGTGATCCTCTTACTGATAATAAAGCTTCGTCAAAAAAGATGAAGCGACAGACAAAGATGATTTCCATCATCAAGAATTCTCTTGATGATGCGGAGAAACTATCCCAGTTCAATAGTGTGATTGCGAAAGCATTCTCACTCACTGAGAAGAAGCGTTTCTATACATCTGACTATGGTTATGAGAATGTTCGCGAAGTTCTCTCTGGCGAACAATCTGAGTTGCGTCGTGGTCAGAATTGGGACAAGCATGAACTTGATAATATCATCAAGTGGTGGAAAAAGAAGGCTGGGAAGCGTTATGAAAAACTCAAGTCTGAAGGTCGATTCAGAAATGAGATTGAACTCTGGACTGAAACTGATGATATTCAAATTATTCGATGACTAATTTTAACTTTGATTTTCAATCAAAACAGATTGAAGGTCCTGGATATTTGGAATGTAAAGTTCCTGATCAAGTGCGTCAAGAACTAATACAAACTCTTGATGATCTTCACAGTGAAATAGATCCTTTTTGTTTGTCATTGGTTGGACATAATGAAAGAGAATGTCAACTTCCAATAACACCAAATTTGAAATATCTTACTGAGTCTTTGGCTGAGGAGTATGGAAAAGTTTTTAGGGTAAATCCGTTCAAGGTTTTTGTCAATGATGATGCTGATCATGAATTCAATCTTTCCTCAGTTTGGGTAAATTTTTCAAAAAAACATGATTTCAATCCAATTCATAAACATAGTGGAGTTTATAGTTTTGTTATTTGGGTGAAAATTCCATATGATTTGGATGAAGAAATGCAAGTTTATTCTGGGAAAGTCGATGGTGGTGTAAATTCCTTATTTGAATTTACCACGATTGAGCCTTTTGGTGTATTACAAAGTCAAACTGTTCCAGTTGATAAGTCTTATGAATGGAGGATGATATTCTTTCCAGCACAAATGATGCATCAAGTTTATCCATTTTACAGTAGTGATGATTTCAGAGTTTCTATCTCTGGAAATGTTTTCCTTGCTATCAGGAATAAAAAATGAAATGTGAAGTTACTTTGTTTAAGGTGGGAACTGTCTTCAAAGAAGAAGTTATTGCCCGTGATTATGAAGATGCAAAGAGAGTTGCTTTAGCAAGAAATCCTGGGGCAACAATTGTATCTGTTACTGCGAAATTTTAATTATGGAACTTAAGGATTGGTTGAACTCAATAAACTTCAATAAGAACAATCTTATTGAAGAAGATCCAGATTGCATCAGTAAATACCCTCCATTTATTGTCAACAAATGTTTGTCTGGTGAAATTGATTCTTTGATGTATGCAAATGAGATGAATAAATCCCATTTCCTACCAAAGAAGTTGCAGTATGACTTTCTTCTAAATAGTCTGAGAAAGCGAAAGAGATTTTCTCCTTGGCTTCGTAAAGAAAATGTCAAAGATCTTGAATGTGTCAAATCTTACTATGGTTATAGTAATGAAAAAGCACTCCAGGCTTTGAAGATTCTAACTAAACCACAGATAGATTT